AAGTATTTCACCTACTGAGAATGTGCCGACTCTGTCGAAGAAGTGTTTTTCGCCTTTAGCTTGTTCTTCAACGAAAAGGCCTTTTAGTTTTGATCCCCTTTGTTCTGCTAAGTGATGCAGCATTGCATTATAAGCATTAACAAAAGAGGTGTCCATAGTATAAGCCATGTTTTTACCTTATTAAATTAATTAAATAGTTTGTTGTTTCGGAAATGCTTGTCCGGTTATGGGGCTATCCTGATACTTACGGTATCCACGAGTCTATATACAGGGGCTAACTACAGCTTATCCTTTGAAGTTCATTGATGAAATTAATTTTTCATATTCTGAAACTGCTGCAGCATGCGCTGGGTGAGTTGCAGAGTACAATGCACTTCTAAATTCTGGATCTAACATTTTATTGTTCATTACTGCTTTTGCATCAGCCGGAGTCATACCAGCTGTTTTTTCATAATCAGCACGCACTAATTGATCTTCTAAAATATTAGCACCTATTTTTGCAAACATCTTTACTACTACGGGATTGTTTCCTAAACCTGTCTCATTTAAAAGTTGTTTTAGTTCTTGTCCACCAAATGCATCTACAGCCCTTTTTGCTATATCAATACGTTGATCAAATGCACTTCCAAACTCTTGTTTTAAATCATTAATCCAGTTTGTGTGTTGGAGTTGAATTTGTTGTTGTTGCTTTTCAGCTGCTAGTCTGTTATTCATAATAAAATTTTCAGATAGTTTTCTAGCTTGTTCTTGAGATAGACCTGCTTCCATTGCAGCTTTCCGATACCAATCTACAGCTTCTGGTTGTAATTCAGCTGGTAACGAATATGCATCTGGGGATTGTGGTACACCACGTAAATGATTAATGTGTGCCAAATCTTCTGGGCCCATATCTTGGATACGTTTACCAATAAGAGCTTGTGCATTTAGATAACTTTTAGCAAGGTCATTTACGTCTTTAAAATTTGATAGGGATTTTGCTCCTCTTAAATCTTCACTTAGACCATCTACAAATGATGGTATAGGCTGAGCTTGCGCTACCGACCCAGTTGCCTGTACTGGTGCTGATTCAGCTACTGGAGCTGCTACAGTTTCTACAGATTGTGATACGTTTATATTGTCTTCCATTAATTATAATCCTGATCTTGGTTGATTTTAGTTTTACGAGATGCTTCTACTTCAATATTAATAAAACTTAATATTCTTAATCCAACTCGTCTTAAACCTTCATTATAAGCTGCGTTGTATAAGTCTTTTTGAGAGTAGTCAACATCAAATATTGTACTAAATTTTAAGAGATCTGTCAATACCTTCTCTCCTTCAGGTGTATTCATGACTTTTTGATAGGCTTCGGCCAATTCTAAATTTGCCTGTGGCCTTATTCCAAAGAATTTTTTAAGTATATCTTTCACTGTTCCTCCAAACATAGTTACCTACTTATTAAATGTTTCAGTTATTTGTCCAGCTTGCTGAGCTAGATTCATTGCCATTTGTGCCTGTTGAGCTTGTTGCTCTTGTTGACGCATTGCCGCTACTTCTTGTGGGTCTCTAAGTATATCTTTCCAGACATTTAAACTATCTGCTATTTTTCTAGCTGCAGTATCAAAATCAAAGTTATCTAATACTTGTGGGTTAATTTGTAATAGCGGACTTACTGACCCCAGAAATTGCTGAAACTTTTGAATATCGGTAGCTTTCTGTAACATTGGTACTGGGCCAATATACGATATTTCGTATTCATTCTTTTTTAAAGCTTCTGGAATTGGTCCAAAACGACCTGACCTTGCATATATAGAAAATACTTTACTAATTAGTGGGGTTAGGTATTCTGATTGTAATCTTCCTATTGCCGGACCTAAAAGTTTTAAGGCTTCCTGTTGACGTTGTACAACCTCTGTTGCTGTCATACTAGGTCCATCTCTAAAGACTAATTGATCTATAAAAAATGAATCCCTTATTATTTTTTGGATACCCGCCAGTAACTCACTACCAATATTTAAATCAGCTCCTACATTTAAAGGTGCTACTCTTGGTGTACCGTCCATTGATAGCCCGCCGTACATGATTGCATGTGGCTTCGCAGTGAGAGGCATCATAACACCATCATCTGCAACTAACAGTGGAGGGGCTGTTCGAAATTCTGCAGCTTTTACAATTGATGTTAAGAGTTTGTTTACCAACTTAACTTGTGGTAAAACTTGCCATGTAGGCGAGCGTCCATAATCCTCAGTCGTTGTTTTAGAAAACCTTGCTATAATATAAGGGTTTTCATAGTAACCACCTGTAGATAAAATTTGTTTATGTTCAAGGTCAATATGTGTACTAACAAAATTATGCCCTTTCATTTTAGGCATAACGTCGTCACTTTTTGGTTCTACAACATGTAGAATTTTAAATTTTTTATCTGGCTCTGAATCACACGCTTTTTGGATATTGTTATGTAAAGTTTCTTTTGGCCACCTTTCTTCAATTTGACGCGCTGTCATTTGAAATTCTCTAAAAACTGTATCTATTTGACTAAATGCATTTTCACTAAAATATAACTCGCTAATATGTACAGCTGCAAATCTAATACCTTTTCCTGGAATATCTTCAACTAATAAACAACCTGGGCCGTATCTAACAACAGATTGAATTACTTCATGGTTTTGACCTGGAAAAGCTGAGCCGGAGTTATTAAAACAATCTAACATATCATCACGCGCTTTTTCTAAAAAACGACTAAGCTCGGGATTCTGATTAAGATTATAATCTTTCATTCTAAGATCAAACCATTTCATAGATGGGTTTGTAAGACCTGAGTGTAACGCAGAAGATAGATAATCAATAGCCTGCATTACAGTAATATCAATTGTACCTTTAGATCTTGTATTATCACCACTTTGTCTAGTAGACGTAAAATCGGATGAATGCACTACACAATAATCAGCAATTTCTTGCCAAACGTTCTCTACGTTTTTCCTATCAGTTTTTAGTTTGTCTAGGCGCTTTGTTGCGCGCATTATATTTTTGTCCATTTACCCTCCAAGTAAGGTAGACCCCGTGTCACTAGAGAGTAATGACGACGTTTTAGCTCTTTTAGCTTTTAGTGCTTCTTCTCCACCAACTGGTGTTGGTGATGCTTTTTCTGATATTGAAGCTGCTGCTAATGGAGCTGGTGCAGCTGCAGCAGGTTGATAAATAACTTGTTGTTCACCACCGCCTCCGCCACCCATTAAACCACTAAAAAACCCCATACTAACCTCCTAATAATGTAACTCTCTCAACTGCGCCATTTCCAGTATTATCACCAGCTAGTGTAGTTGATTGTGCATTTGTTTTTTTTCTACCGGCTGCTAATCTACGTTTTTCAATATCAGAAATGGCTTGATTTTCGTCTGAAGATAAAATTGTAGCTGGATTAGCTGGTAAATCTGGTGTTGGAGTACTTGGTCCGACATTTACTGCTTGTGGCATTGATACTTCTTTTTCAGACCCACCCATAAAAGAAGAGACGGCCCCAAATAAACTACCTATTGTAGAAAGCGCGGATCCTAAACCACCCGCTCCGCCTAAACCGCCTAATAATGCTGTTGCGAAACCCATGTTAAAACCTCATATACTGGAAAACTTTAATAATACCACACGATATTTGATTAGTCAAGAGGGTTAAAGTCCTCATATTGCATAAACTTAGGGTTAATTTCATTATTAAACATAATGTCGGATTTAAATCGTTTCATACCAGTGGCTAAATAACGAAAACTATCAGCAGCATGCGAGGTCCAATCATGTTTTGGGACTTGTTGGAATACACCTACGTTATCTTTGTAATCAGATCGATATAAAAAGAGTGCATCTAATCCTTTATCGACCATTTTAGCATTAAATTTACATGTTTGCAAAAATACTCTAACTGCATTTATTCCATCTATTACTGGTAATTTGGGTAGTACCTTGATTTTACTGCCGCCTAAAGCGTCTTTAAGCTGATCGATACGCGTCCGCCCTTGTCCCCAGTGAGTTTGATATACGTCGTGCGGAAAAATGTGGTAGTCGTACTTGTAAGGTTTATTTAATATATTGTTGGTATGAAATTGTATGGTTGCCCCTTGCTCTTCGTAGTAGTCAATAATTTTAATTAGGCCATCCTCTTGTTGTGCAAACCATATTGCAGTAGCATCATTAGAACCTAAGTCCCAAGATGTTATGACAGGGACCCTAGGATTGTGGGGATAAAATCCTATGCTACCATTATTACGTAGCATTGCAAGAGTTTTACCATAATAAGCTCCTTTAACAGCAGCATCCCATGAGGTTTCGTATTCTTGCAAAAAGGCTTCCTCATCAATTAAGGCTTTTTGAGTAGCTAGAAACTCTTTAGTGTACGTAGATGATAGTCCCGATTCGACAAGTGCGGACCCTTCCCATTTCTTAGAATACCATATACCACTATCATCTTCTGTAGCTTGTACATACAAACGGTAGAATAGATTTCGCCCACTAGGTGTACCAATAAATATTACCCACCCATCCCTAGTAGAGATAGTAGGAACTAGAACTTTATGCCAAATAGATTCCGGCATTTGTGCAATCTCATCTAAAATGATGCCGTCAAGATAAAGCCCCCGTAAACGATCAGGATTATCAGCACCTTCAATATAAATAGTTGTTTCATGTCCGTGTATATTAGTAAATGTTATTTTTAGCTCAGCTTCATTAAATTTAATGTCAGGAATAAAAGAAGCATAATCTTTAAAGTTACCCCAGGCAATTTTCTTGGCCTGCGCCTTTTCTGGTGCAAGGTATGCATACTGAGGTCTGCGCCTATCACATTGTAAAGCTTGAAATAATAATTCGTTAATAGATAGTGTAGTTTTACCAGCCTGCCTAGGTACGACTAGTACGTTAAAACGTTTTAGGTTCTGGTGGATTTCCGCTTGCCATTCCTGCGGTACATAATTGGATTTAAGTACTTTTTTGGTCATTAGTTGCAAACTCTTTTAAAATCGATAATAGCGGCATTTCTTATTATCATCTGTGGTGATAAGAAATAAAAGAGCCCACTTTTTTAAGGTGGGCCCATGTTGACGCCTTTAGCCGCGAGACGCCCTAAGGTAGGGAGCCCTTGTCATGCCCCCTATTTTTTATTATAATACATACGTAGGTAGTTGTCAAGCGCATGTCTAAATTCAAAGTGAAATACAAATATAGAAGCCCCGATTAATAGCATCCCTAGTAGTATCTTACCTGCCCCTAATGCCAAAGCCCCGAATATAAAAGCTAGTAGCATGGATATTAAGGAAGTCCA